CTCTACCAACTACCAATCCTGGATTGAAATCTTTGTCTGCTCCACTGGCATTTAAAAGCTCGTTAGGATTATAACGATTATTCCAAATGAAAATCTTGGAAGTATCATAATTAAACTGTGCTTGATTTGCCGTCGAATTTACTTGTGTAACTGTACTCATTACTGTGCATTTTTAATGTTAGACATTACTTCCTCTTCAAAAGCTTTAAGTTCTGCTTTCTTAGCAGAAGCTACAGGAGTAGGGTTAGCTGGGTCAACGCCATCGTCTCCATCTTCCTTAACGGCGGCAACATATTGAGCAGTAGCAGCTTTCTTGTTAAACTCTGCCATGTCTTTGTGCCCCATAACGTTACCCGATGTAATGCCTTCGGCTACAGCCTTCGCATCAACTTCATTAAATACCATCCATGCCTCAACTCGATCTCGCTCCGCACTCTCGCCTTCAGCAAAAATAGACGCGTAAACTTCAGGATGCTTTGACTTTAATTCCTCTTTCGTCATTTTTTTATTGTTTTTTGGTTTTTCAATCGCCTTTGGCGTTTCTTTTTTCCTTGAGTAGGCTACGAATTTTTCGTTTAAAGCCTCAAATTCTTTTCTTGTAAGTGGATTAACCTTTCCAACTAACCCAATAGTTTCAGCTTGCTCTGCGGTTAAATATACATCAACCGCGTCCTGTTCTATATCGAAGAACCTATCCAAATCAACACCTGCAATAGCTTCAAAAGCTGAAACATCTAATTTCGACTCCAACGCCTTTCGTATGTTTGTGTTGATGTCTTTCAACTCTTTCTTCTGGTTCTCATTTGGGAAACGTATTGAAGCCCTATGAAGCGTAAAAGTCGCGACTTCAGACGCCTCCACATTATCGTGAAACAATAGCAATATCGCCGACATAGAACTAGCGTTTCCGTCAACTTTAAACTTCAAATTTCCTGGGTATTCGACTGACTTAGCAACTATCCCCCATCCTTTATATACGCTACCCCCTGGGCTATTAACCCTAACAACAGCGTCTTCACCGCCCATGAAATTTAATTGAGCAATAAAAGATTGAGCCGTATACGCTTCAATTGGAAGATATAGTAAAATTTCTGGTTCCACTAGAACAAATGTATAGTTTTTTTATTTAAAGCCAAACTTTTTGGTAAAAGTAATAGATAAATCATTATTAATGACGTCGTAACCCAACAAAAAAGTGTTTTTCTTTTTATCTGTAAAGCCTAAAACAGGACTGAATCCGAATCTAGTTGGCGATCCATTTAGTATCAATCCAGCATTAATATAACGTCTTAGCTTTGTTTTTTCATAAACCGAAGAGTCTTTGACCGTTATAATTCGCTCAGTATTTACTTGCAAAACCTTGTAAGAAAAATCAATTTTCGGCCTACACTCTGCAAAAGCTGTAATTGTAGCATCCAATACAGAATCTTTAACATTATATTCATACTTTTCCATCAGCCTTGTAGAATCATCACCAACATAAACGGTGTCATGTATATGAACAGGAACGCCGGGGTAAAACCTTTCATAAAAGAAAGAATCAACGCGAGTTTCGACTAATGTATCTGTTACGCGATCAACTAAAATTCTTTCTTCTGCCTCTTTTACGGGGTCATCTTTACATGTCTGCATCAATAGTATACACAACGAAAGACCAGCAATTAAAAGATATTCAACCTTTACTTTCACGCTTTCCCAATAATGAATCTTTTGCTCTAAAAAAAGTTATTGCTAAAATTCCACAAGCGGCGGCGGCATCTCTGTTCCCTTGCGTGTATTCATACAGCGTTACCCCTAGTGCAATAACACCTAAAGCGGTGCATAAAGCGCCTTTAGTTAATAATCTTTCTTTCATAATTCAATCTCTTTTAAAAATTCTTTCACATCAAAATTAGGGCAACTTTTTGAAACGCCAGGGAAATCTCTATGCCCCAATATTTCAGCATTAGGAAACACTGAATGAAGAGATTTTACCAACCCTTCCATTACTAACTTCTGTGGAGACGTCCGATCATCTTCATCCTTTCCTCCAATATAGCTAATATGAATACTGTTACTATTATAACCGCGAACACCGTTGGAAGGCTTACCAAGTGGCTGCAACTGCCTCACTCGTCCATACTTATCAATAATAAAATGGTAGCCAGGATTTTTCCAATCCATCCTTTCTTTCCAATATTTAACAATACTATCAACTTTTGCGTCCTGATCAGTTGCGGTACAATGAAGCACTATATACTTAATTTCTCTCATCCTAAAATATTTTGGACATTATGTATTTTACAAACAAAGCCGCACCAGCGCCAAATCCAGACGCAAATATTAGCTTTTGGTTCTGGGTGTCAATCTTTTTATCTTGCTTCCGCTGGCCCTCCTCAAGATCATCGACTCTTTTTACGAGTCCCTTCTGGCCCATTTCTTCATTACCGACCAGTGCGCGGTGAATTTCTTCAACTTGTTTTTCTAGTTCCGAAGACATAAGAAATAATTGTAATGGTTAATATTAAAGGTAATTCATATATTGGTTCAAACCCTTCAAAAAAGAATTGGTTTATAAACCTTGAAGAAAACAAACCCATAGCTATCGAATAAACCAACCCAGAATACTTCTTTCTAAGGTTGAATAAAAATACCAAAAACAGGAAATGGACACCATTAAAATGAATGTTCTCCCAATCTTTAGCGTCAATCCATTCGTAGTTATAAGCCAATATAGACAGGTAAGTGAATCCTGTATAGAACAGGATCACAAACCACATAAAAAAGCTATCTAGGCTTCTCAATAGGAGGTCTAGTTGGTATCTTATTGTCGTTATCTTCTTCTGAAGTTTTAACATCTTTACTCGTCCCCTCCTGGGTCGGCTTCTCCTGTTCCTGTTTCTTTGACATCTGATTGTATGTTTAATTCATTAGTACTATCCAGCTCCTGCGTATACTGAGCTAAATTTGATTTAAAGTCACCGCCATTTAACGCCTCTGTTGCCGCTTCAGCAGTTGTTAATGGTATGTTTTTACCAGACTCTCCCAACTTAGCTCGCTCTGCTTGAACCTCTTTCATCGGGTCAATATGAGGAACATTAGCCCCAACAAATCTGCAATTCTGGTAAGCTTCTACCATCTCCCAATCACCAGACATAAATGAGTTTAAATAGCCCGGCGCTTGAATTTTTAGGTTGACTATCTGTAAATTCAACCAAAAATTGTAAATATTTTTGTAAAATTCTTCTGAAAATCTCTTCCTTTCAATATTTATAGTGTGCTCCCAATCCTTTAACGCTGCACGACTCGCTGAAAAATTTGAATCGTATTTTGAAAGCGCAACCTCTGGAGGTATTCCAATAGTAGAGCAAATAGCATGCACGTTTGTGCTATAAAAACCCTCAAAATAAAGCTCTGACAAAGAATCAACAGCCTTTAATTCAGATCCAATAGGCAAATTAAATGTTTGCTTGTTTGTGGTAACAGCAACTTCATTCGCTAAAATCTGTCCCTGTACGTCTCTTGGTATCTTTTCTTCCGCTCCCCTGTCAAAAGCTTTTGCCATCGTACCCTGCAATGGATTCTCCCCAGTAGAAAATTCCTTGTGAATAATCTGGTACACAATCTTTGCCCGTTCTTCAGCACTAGAAACAGCCGCCTCTTTATATCGGTCAATTTTACTGATCGTTTCCAAAACCGTAGAGATTAACGGAATACCTCTGTTGTCGTGAATCCTATAGCGCAACCCATAAACCATGAAGGCCATTTGTTGGCCTGATTTGGTTCCTTTAGCCTTAATCCTTTTGAATGTTAAATCTTTTTGTTTGACCCAATAAGCTACGTGCTCTCCTTTTTTGTTGGTTTCTATCCCGTTTATAATCTTATTTCCTGGACCTTCTAAGGCAGGATTAATAAACGGACTCATTACGTTTGCACCATCAATAAGCTGAATCGACAAGTTCCCCGACTTATCAACCCTCTGAATAACCAAACAGTCCCCGCCAATAATAGACGATAAGTAAACCGTTTTTGCTATTTGATTTAATGTTTTTAACCCTTGATAATCGGGTTTTTTAGAATTACAGTAAATAGAAAACCTAGTTTCTACATTCATCGAAAACGTAGATTGATCAAAAGCAGACTCACCAGAAGATTTAATGAAATCTGAAATAGGTTCGGATTGAAGTTTTAACCCACCTCCAATAATCCAAAGTACATACTTTTTGATTATAGTTTGGGTAATCTCATTATCCAAATAACTTGACCATGATCTATTCCGAAGAGATGTGTAATCCAGATGATAATGAACAGGCAAACCTAGTTCACCAGTATTCTTTTCCCCGTCGTAGATATTGAACAACGTATTCGAATATCCTCCACTGGGTAGATGAGAGATAGGTTCTTTTTTCTCCTCAACAGCAGATTCTGGTTCTTTTTTTCTTTTCAAAAAATCAAAGACGCCCATAATACCCCCCTCTTCTTAATGAACGTCCGTCAACTAAACGTACTTGTCGACCATTCAAACGATTTACATAGCGTTGACGTTGCATTTCAAATGCCGTTATAGATGCGTTAATGTCCTCTAAGCTTCTATACTTCGTCATTATTTTACTCTGACCGTCATCCAAGGAGTACTGATCAATTCCGCTTTTGGAAGCAGAATCTAAAGCAGCGTCTTCCAACGCCGCAATAATCGCATCCATTTTCTCTATCTTACCCTTTAAAGTCGTAGCACTTTGAATATAAATAGCCGCACTGTCGTATACTACCATGTCACAAATTTAAAAAAAAAAGCGACATGGTAAATACAAAACATATTCAGTTTAATTTTCCTGTGAAAAGGAACCTAAAACGATTGGCCAGTCGTTTAGATGGCTTTTTTATGTGAGTTTTTTTGTACTCATCACGAATGCTTACACTAACCCTTCCCTCTGTCATTTCCCTAAATGCTTCTGTCATGCCTATTACACTAGCATACACAGACATTTTAAGCTCTTCGTTAAGATTTTTACCTTCTCTGTACTGAAACATTAACGAGCCGTCAATTTCTTCGAACACATTGTTTACAATTCCCTTACTGATAAATACAGTGTCGGATTCCCTTACTTTTCCCATTATTTAGATTTTAATTGATTACTTTTTCATTGTATTCCGCACAAGCCAATTCTAAACACTCAGAATACGATCGCCCTTTTCCCCATTTACTAATAGCTAAGTCCGCAATCTCCACCCTCTTAACTAAACAACTTTGATGAATCTTTGACGCATCAACTAAAGCCGTGTCATAAACTTCTACCTGCATCGGTGCCGCAACGACATATAGAAGTTTCGGCAAACCAACACTTAACATCTCCCCTTGAAACTGCCAAAAATCAGCGTGTTTTTTGTCCACCTTTTCATACATTCTCTTGTAATGCCCGTCCCAACTAACACAACACTTCGTTTCTAACGCGACACGTTCACACGTTTTTACATAAGTACATATACCGTCAACACTTGCGCCAGCAGTTGGCATAAACTTTTCTAATCCCCTTGGCTCAAAATCTGAAATAACGCCGTCTTCAATCAAATTTTCCACCAATAAATCCTCGTGTCCTCTTCCATGTCTCAACGCCGCAGAATCAACATTCATTGATAAAAGACCTGTTCTCCGTTCCTGACCAACATTATAAATGTATTTTTCTGCTGTCACACC